ATCTTCCAGCCACAAGGATTGCTTTTTGAGTACAATTTGTGCTTTTTGAGTGAAAGGTCAATATGTTGGTATCCGACAAGGTGCTGTGCAAGCCTTGTCATAATATGTACAGCCTGCCCGATATAGGCATACTTGAATCCGTTTTCATCAATTCGTGTCAAAAAGTATATGCCGCTCTCCTCGTCAAGCTTTGGATTGACTTCTAATAAACGTTTTTTATTGTTCTGTTCAATCGCTTTTGCCTGCCTAATACTTTGATAATTCAAATTTCATCACTCCAATCTATCATTTACCGCAATTATCACAATAACGCAAAAAATAATCTCCAAACGGGTTTCCTGTGTCCGTTTTTAAATCATATTTACAACAAGGGCAATCGAAACTATTAGTATCATTTTCTATAGGCTTCTTCGGTATCTGCTTTTCAAGTGCCGTCTGGCATTCTTCCAAAGTCCCAATCTTGCGATATTGACGCCAATCACTTAATGCTTCAAAATAATTGCTTTTCATATCCTGTAATTCTTCCGGTGTGCCAATTTTCTGGTACTGTTGTACTTCTTCAAGTGCCTGTATTGCAAGTTGAGTAGCTTCTCTTGATATATTACTTCCAAAAGGCAATTCAATATTCAGTTGTAGTTCTTTAATTGCTTCATTTTCTGTCATACTTACACCTCTTTAATTAAATGGTAATCCCTCATCTTCCACTCCGTCTGGGATACTCATAAATCCATTGCTGTCAACATTACTGTTCGGCTGAATTATGCCGCTACTCTGCTGATTCTGCTTGCTTTCGCAGAACTCCTGTTCTTCAACAACTACATCAGTCGTGTAAACTCTCTGACCGTCTTTGTTCGTATAACTTCCAGTCTGAATCCTGCCGCTGATTGCAATTTTTATTCCCTTAAAGAAATATTTTTCGGCAAATTCTCCCGATTTTCCAAACGCAATGCAATTAATAAAATCTGCATTCTGCTCGCCCTCTTTTTTGAATTTACGGTCAACAGCTAATGTGTACCGTGCTACCGCCATACTTCCGTTTGCTGTCTGTGAATATCTTACCTCCGGCTCTCTAGTCAGCCTGCCACATAAAATTACACGATTCATCTAATTTTCCTCACTTTCTGCTAATTCAAATCTGTATTTCTGTTCTGCATTAGGATATTTTTCCTTATCAACTTCACTCATAAACATTTCAAGAGGTCTATTCCAGATATGTCCCTCATGTTCATATACAACTGATATTTCCTCTGTTTCTGTGTGCCTTGAAATACCGATAATAGTAACAATCTTGCCAATCTTGAAATGCTTATATTTCTCGCCTTTCTGTGGTAAAGGTCTGTCAAATTCTGTACTGATGTTATCTGCCTTAAAATGCCTTGCGAGTAACGCAAGGTCACAGTTTGACTTATCTTCGCCATCAAGATTAAATTCTTCCGACTCTTCGATATGTAACTGTTGCCAGTTTTCAGCATATCCCACAT